ATCACCCGCCCTAAATAAACTTGGAATAGGCATTAGGTTTTACCATTGATTAACAAAATTCGCCTGCTTAGACGAAGCATGTTTAGAGTTTAGCGTCTTTTTGTCACTTGAATTAGTTGGATTTAAGAGCTTTTTAGCGTAGTTATCCCACATTGAACGCCGATTATGGGTTTGATAGATCTTTAATACGCAAGAATAAGCATAAACAAGTTCATCCCATGCCTCGTTTCTTGCCCCTGACTTTTTAACCCAGACCCTTTCATGGATTCGACCCGCTTTATATTTCCTTACCTCTTTTTCTGCTGTTAATTCTTCAAAATAATCCTCTGTAATCGTTGGGTAAAAATGCAAATAGCCATCTCCCGGCTCCGCGTCCCTTAATCGTCTATGTAAATAAGTTTTGATTTTATTAACACCAAGGCTATATAAACGAACACTATTTTTTAACACCCGACCCCTTGCACCTGTTTCTACTTTCGTCGGTTTACCTAACATCACATCACCTTTTAAACGATCCACACCCTTAATAGGCATCACGCCCAAAGCAACCCGATCTCTTGCCCAACTGTAGACCTCAGCCGTGAAATGCCCTCCACTATCTATGGCCGCCGCTTGTATCTTCAATTCAATTCCATCCTCGTTTTTATAAGCGTTCATCAAAACATCATCTAACTGATTCCATACGTCCATGCGCCCCGGATTCCCATATAAAACTATTCGATCAATTAAATAAAGTTGTTCCGGCCTGTTATGACTATCTGATTCTTTTGGTCTACCTACTCCCCAAACAGACAAACTTAATCGATCATCTTGTGTATCAATTCCAGCTACTAAAAATAAAACTTCTTTGGGCGGAATCCCTTTTTTATATGTCTCTTTCGCTGCCCTTTGCATTAACGAACTAGCACCAACTTTTCTTTCAAACTCATCACTAAACAATTCACCCTGAACGGTGTTTTTATATGTCTTTACTTGTTCAATATCACCCTGACAAGACAACCATTCCTCAATAAGTTTCGGCCAGCTCGCATTAGGTGAATAACTATAAGCAGCCCATATATGAAAACCTGCATGTCTTCCATTACCCTCCGCTGTTTTCCTCCATTCCCCTCGTTCTACCATCCACCTTTTCTTTTCATGAGGAATTAACACGCCGCAAGATTCGCAAGCGTAACGGGTGGTTTCTGGGTCGTCGTCAGTCCATCTAAAATTTTCAAACTTTAAAACTTGTTTATGTCCACAATCAGGACAGGGGCAGAAGTAAAAACGTTTATCCGATTTGTCCCATAATTTCTCAACCGCTGAAAAATCTTTATCAGTTGGCGTACTGCCTGCAACTATTTTTCTATTCCAATAGAAATCTGTTCTCTTGATGCCTAATTTGATTGGGTCGCCTTCAGAACCCGCACTACTTGGATAACCATCCACCTCATCAAATAAAACCACTCTCCTACTAACCCTACGAAATCCTCTTGGTGAATTTGCACCGACCAAACCAAGAGTCCCGCCCGGAAATTGTTTACTTAATAACGTATTTGTCCCATCCTTTGCCTTTGCTTCACTAATTAAACCTCTTAAACAAGGGGTATCCCTTATCATTACAGCGATTTCTTCCTTTGAGTAACCGTTGCAATCATCTAAGGTTGGCTGCACGATCATTATGTTACAAGGGTCTTGGTGGACGTGATACCCGATCAAATGATTAAGCATCTTTGTATATCCAACCCTCGCGCTCTTCATTACCGTCACCTGTTCAACATCTGGGTCAGTCATTGCGTCCATCATCCCGACTTGATACGGAATACTTTTCCAACGCCCACCCTCACTAGAACTTTCTAACGACAATCGAGCAAACTTAGAAGCCCATTGACTAAGCGTTAATTTCTCAGGTGGTTTAAATGCTAATAATGCATCTTTTAATATGTCAGTAGAGCTATTCATGCCGCCTCTACATTTTCAACTGCTAAATCTTCTAGGGTTTCTCGCACAATTTCATCTAATAACGCCATAGCCCCTTTGTCTAAATCAGGAATCCTTTGTTTTGCCTTTGTCGGTATCCCTAACACCTTTGTTTTTGCAATCGTTACCAATTGAACCCACGACCTTTTGACATCTTCACTAGGAACTAAGACTTTTTCCTTTTCCTCAACCTCAATTTCTGCCAGTCTTGCCATCATCGCCTCACGCTTTGCCCTTGACTCGTTAAAACTTGGCAGCTCTTCATTACTACTTGCAGCTATCGCCGTTTTTCTTGCTCTTGGTTGCGATGGGTCCGAAGTTTGCTCCCATATCCTAAAAGCTTTCTCCTTTTCTAGAAAAACTTTCCCCTCCCGGTTAACTTTTGCCTCGTCTAACCTCCCATTCTTCAAAGCCTTGCTCACCGCTGCTTTTGTGACCTTTATATCCCTACTAAATTGTGCCGCTGAGACTAATTCCATATAAAAGAGTTAACCATACGCCTCCATATTAGTTAACTGTTAACCCTCTGGTTAACTTGTGCCTAGAAAATTTTCGAGCGAATGAACGACCA